TTATTCCCTTACTCCAAATTGCTGCAGAAATGCTGTTTTTGATAGTTTCTTTCCAGTCTCCACTGCATCTGAAATCACACCTAAAAAGGCATGTTCATCAGCCGGAGTATTAGCATCTAGTAGACAATTGGCTAATGTTAGAATGGTTTCTTTATTTTCCTGTGAAGTTCCTCCATAGTTTGCGTATTTATATGCAAATCTTAATAAACCACACTTTTCTATTGTTTTTCTACCTTTATCTGTTCGTGGTATATAATAACCCGCAACCTCAATTACTTTTATATGCTCATCATAATCGTCAAAATGAGGATGGACAATAATGTAATCTTCACTTCTAATAGGAAGTCTTCTCCTGTTATTATTCTCTAATACAGTCTTGTCCCTTTTTTCATTATTACAATCCTTGCATGAAACACATAAATTTAAAGGCTCAAAAACAAAGCTTGGATGACTACTTTTAGGTATTATATGTTCGGCATCCCAAGCTCCATTATGGTCAACCTCAATCCTTTGTTTACAATAAGGACATGTGTAATCCTGAGCAATAATATAATGGTCTTTAATTGATTTTTTAATTCTACAAATGTTACGCTCCTCCGAATCCCATATTCTTCCATCTTTATTATCGTTAGGCAGCGCATTATAATCTCTATATGTTTCAAGATCCTCACCTTCATACACAATGCAATTCAGAGGCATTACGATATCTCCGCAATTACTTTACGAGCCAATTGAATCAACTTAAATACAGGATCATCTTTATCAATATTATCTCTCAAAGAGATAATTTTTATTATTTCTGCACAACCTTTATCTGCATAGTATTCTTGCGGAGACGTGAGGAATGTTATTAGCTCTCTTGTTAAATATTCATTTTTATAACCAGGAGCTAGAAATAGGTTGGCTAATTGAAAGTCTGAAGATCTTTTCACATACTCAGAAGCACTTACTAGTTCATCATTTTTAATAGTGTAAATATATGATCTATAGGCATCAAGTTTCGATACTATTTGTGGAGAATGAGTAGCAATGATAAAAAGACATGAATTATATCTCTCAAAAATCCTCATCAGAAGTGATATATATCTCTCTTGCCACTCAGGATGGAGACTGATCTCAGGCTCATCTATAAGAATTAAAGAGTTATCAGTGATATTTGTGGCAATGCCTAGCATCGATAATAGAATACATTGCTCCCCTGAACTTGCAAGCCTCAATGACATCCAACCAAACTCTTTTTTTTCTATCCTAAAATCAATTAACTTTATGAGATCATGATCAAGTAATGTTAAAAGCTTACTATTAAGGTTATCAATGAAAACATCTTTAGTTTTTATGTAACCTTCACTACCAATCTTCAATCTAACTTTGAAGTTTTTATTGCTATCAACTAAGTACGTTAATAAGTCTATAGCTTTATTAATGTTATAAAGTTCATTGTCAGAAAAATGTAAATCTTTTCCAAAAAATCCATTATGATGATAATGATGGATATCTGGACCATTTTTATCATCTGAGTAATTTTGCTTTTGAAATATTTTCTGATTAACTTTGAATACATATTCAACTTCAGAAGAAGCACCTAAAAAAGACAGGATTCGTTCTACATAAATGCCATTAAATTTATTTTGATTCAATAACCCCAATGAAGCCGAACCGATCAAAGACAATATAGAGTTACCTGTCGTACCTCCTTTCACACCGACATAGCTGTAATCTATACCGCTAAACTTTTTCCTTATCGGAAATTTATCAAAGGGGCTCGTAGATACAGCTATGACATTGGTATAGTTGTTATCTTTGGCATACCCTATTATATCAACGAGCAGCCTACTTTTCCCTTCTCCATTTTGACCAAGAATTACAACTGAAGTATTATAATGAGCTTTTTTAACCCTTCCTAGAAAATACCTAGCATTAATTTCTTTTTCAAACATCATTAAATATCCCCATCTGTCATATATTCACTATAACATTGCATCATATGACGTCTTTTCTCTAAATATTGAGCATGATTGTAAGTCCCACGTATACTATTTTTATCAACCTGAGCTAATTGAATTTCAATATATGATGAATCAAAACCTTCTTCATGTAAAATCGCTGATAGCATATATCTAAAACCATGTCCCGTAACTTTTCCCCCAAAGCCAATTCGCTTGATAACCTGATTGATACTGGCTTCGCTCATCGGCTTGTTCGGATCGTTCCGCCCCGGAAAAACATAACGATAGTTCCCAGTCATGATCTTCAGTTCATTGAGTAAATCTAACGCTTGAGTCGATACCAGCACAAGATGTGACCTGCGCATTTTCATCCTTTCAGTAGGAATTTCCCAAATTGCGTAATCCAGATCAAATTCTTGCCATAATGCAGCACGTCATTCGATGGTTCTCACACCCGTGATCATCAGTAATTTCGTAGCAATATGGACAAGCCGACTCCCTGTGTAACTGTCTAAGGCACGTAGAAAACCTAGTAGCTCATCAGCTTTTAGGAACGGGAAATGATTGGATTGATGTACTTCGAGGGTGCTAGAGAGAACTGCAGTAGGATTAAATTCAGCTCTCCCAGTAGCTATGGCATAACGAAACACTTCTGAACAACGCTGTCGCACTTTGCGCATCTTCTCTAACGCCCCGCGTTTTTCAATTTTACGCAGCACATTAAGCAGCCCCAGCGGTTTAATCTATCCCACTTTCCTTGTTCCAACATAAGGGAAAGTGTTTTTTTTAAAACGCTTCTATGATGTCTGATGCATATCCTGCCGACCATTTAGCAGATTTAAGGTGATGCCACTCTCTGGCTATCTTTTCGAAAGCGTTCTCTGACTCTCTTTGCAGAGCCAGCTTTTGCTCTTTTCGAACCTCACTAGGGGTCTTTCCTTCTGCCACAAGTTTTCGAGCTTCATCGCGACGAGAGCGAGCATCGGCAAGGTTGATTGTCGGATACACACCAGGCGAGATCATTTTGGGCTTACCTACATAGCGATAGAGGAACCGCCAGCTTTTGCTTCCATTAGGTTCTATAAGCAATGACAAGCTTTGCCCATCCCCAAGCGTATAGGGTTTATCTTTGGGCTTAGTGCAGTGAATCTGCATATCATTGAAAGGCGTGTGTATAGGAACCAGGACCGAACAAGGACATATACAAAATCCTGAATACATTAAGCATATGATTTACTTGAAAATTATGGGCGGCGATGGACTAAAGAGCAGTAAAATCGTTATAAATCAGGGTAGTTATGGATGAATACGGACGTTTGGGGAAGTTGAAATGGTGCGATAATAGGAATCGCACCCACACAGCAAGCATATGAATTTAAAGTGTTTATTGGTGTTTTGTTTTTAAGATACCCCCAAAAGTACCCCCAAACATGCTTCTAAGATTAAATTCCAATAGCAACTTTCAAAGTTGAAGAATCGAAAAAGATGAGCAACGGCCGTTAGGCCACTTGCGAGCTAGTACCCCGTAGATGTAGATGGTCAAAGTAATAACTTAGTGAAAATCAGTCATCGTCTTCAGGCCAGGTTTCTCGGTGGCCATCGCAGAAACTACAGCCAGTCATTCCGCTAAACTCATCAACACTAGTACTGTGATAAGAACAATATTCGCACTGTTCAACAGTTTCGAAAATTCCAAAACAGTAAGTGCATAGGTATTTTTCTCCGAACTCACAGACAGTATCGTTCAGCTCACACTCTGAACATCCTGCGGGGACAGACAAAGTGCCATATTCATCTGGTGAAAAACTACTCGTATCAAAAAGCTCATAACGAGAAACGGTATGTTGGCACTTACTACATTCAAAGTCCGATTCATCCCAAGCCTTCAGTATTTGATTTTCATCGCATTCTGGGCATGAAAATTCAACCAATCTGTCCTGTGTAGTACTGCATACAAGACATGAAGATGACTTAAACGAATACTCGTCAAATTCAAACGTGGTTTTAAGAGGTGCAGCAACTTTCTTGCATAAATAACACTCAATAACTCGACCTCCCTTTCTGACATGTTCCTCTAATATTTTCTTAACCTGCTGAAATTTAATATCTGCATAATAACTGTTATTTATGAGCAATTGAGTTTCTTGACTTGCAAGATAATGACCCAATGCTCCTTCAAAGAGAGATTTCCAATCTTCACGCATCAACCGATTCAGGGCGAACCAAGCATCAGCCTGCTCAATCAGCAGTTTCTCCTTGGCTTGGTCATTTAATGCATCGTGATAAAAATGAACAACTCGATTTCTATGCTGCCTAATTATATCAAATGATGACACAGTGGAAGCATGTAGAGGTTTCTCGAGAACATCCCTCAACCGGTCACATGTCTCAGAAAAAGTTATTGACTGGAAATCACCAGTAAGATATTTCGAACGTATGATTTTTTTTCCGCTACACACAAGCGACCAATGTTCATGTGCAAGCGGAACTTTGAGTAACAATTCTACAGCCGTCCAAAAACTAACAATAGAATGTGTTGGAGACGTTGCGAATTCGATCTGAGCCTTTTTTAAAAAATCCATTCCATTATCAAGCAGACCTCTAACTTCCGGTGAAAGCTCAAGCACTTCTCCTTTAAATGATCGAATAGTCATTAATTTGGCCTTGTAAAAAATTTAATTCCTAATAAAAGACGACAACACATAGTTACTCGCCCAACCTAATATCACTTAATATAAAAAAACAAAAATACTAACTAACTAACGTCTGTTACGCTATTCATCCTTGTTATAACGATTAAAATATTCCTTTTCTTTGTCACTGAATTTATCATCAGCATTCAGCAACTTGAGTAAAGCTTCTTTCTCTGCATTTTTCTTTCGCCTTATGATTATTGCAGCTTTCAACTCAGAAAGTGATATATCAAAATCACGTAAGGAAATAAATGATAATACTGCTATGAATAACAATGCCACCGTCAGTGATGCTAAGTATCTTGCATATTCAACATCATCCTTAAAGACCTGAAGTAGAAAAATAACCCCAGCACTAAAAACGTAAAATAGCATCCAACATCCAATCTTTCTTATAAAGACTGAAATACTTCTACTTAACCTGTCAGTCTGAACCGAATTCAACCCTTCACTTTCAAGAAGCTTTTCAAATTTTGACTTTAGACTCCAGGCGTAGGTAACCAAAGGTGTCAAAACTCCCCCGCCTATAATCAATTGTAACCAACCACTTAAGTTATTTATCCTTTCAGGCTCAGAAAAATAATAAAATGATCCTGAAAAGAATATTATGGCCAGTATAAACCTGAAAACATTATTCAGCTTCAGCATCTAATTCGCCTAACCGGATTTGTTCAACTAACCATTCTCTAATCTTCATATACATCTCTTCTGGATCTGCTATTCCATTAATAAACTTAAGTTTAATTTTCTTAGAAATAACCAAACTATCTCCTTTGATTTTCCCCACCTTATCAAGTGTTAATTCAACATCATCCGGATGGCTATGCCTTAATGCTTGGCTGATATTATTAATTATTACCTGGGAGGTTTTTTTGGCTTTGTAATTATAGCTTATTTCCACCGAAACGTTAATATTACCTTTATCAATAGCATCACCTGAGAAGACATCATCTGTAAGCCCATAGTTTTCACGCTCTCTATCAGTAAAAAGAACTTTAATGATATCCAGCCCCAACCCCTTCGGAGTTACTTTAACATGATTCGTTTTTATTGCTTCTGATGTTATCGTTTCTCTGGCGTTCTCAACAGGCATATTACTAAGCGTATCTACCAAAGGCGTACCGATTCTAACCTTCTTGGTATTGTTATTCATTATTCTTTCTCTTTGCTGCTTTGGTAACTCAGCATTGAGCATTACAGAACCTTGGGTAATTACCCCTGCTTTTTTTAATAACCACGTAATGTATTTTTCCAACTCTCGAGTTCTTAGAACTGGCGACTGAATTACCACCACATGGTTTCTAAGAAATGCCATGTGCATTATTGAATCAAGAAATTCACGTCTTTTACCATCTACAGAAACCGGAGGCGCTATTTGGTCTATTGATAAGAAAGAAGCGCTTTCATCAATAGTTATAATACTTTTATTTGCGCCATCACTATAGCGAACTAATTCATTGAATAATATACTCCATCTCTCTATTTTATTATTCAAAAATTGCCTTGCCTGTTGAACATCACCATCTTCGCCATCATGGCTGTCAACACTTACAGTTTGGTAACGGTCTTTAACCGCAGAAAGACGATTCAGCGCAACCGCAATCATCTCTTGTAAGGTTTGATCCACATTCTCGCCGATGACTTTTGCAATACGATAATGAAGAGTTTTGTCCTTGTACTCAACCACCGGCTCTTTGATTGCTGTAATTTTTTGAGACATAGAGAAAATCCTTGTTTTTTTTCTAAAGAAGGTACTACAAACATGGAAAATCACAACCTTCCTAGTGCTATTAATCCTTATAAACGTTACAACGATAACAACTTAAGGAAGCAACTGTAACGTAAGCGTACAGCGTGAACCGTCTGGTCATAATCTGAAGCATCCGACAAAGTGGTGTCCACCAAATAAGTAGTGGGAACCAAAGTGTCAGATATGCAGAAAAATATGACTCCCGGCAGGCGTAAAGGCTGCCCTAATTATTCTCCTGAGTTTAAACAGCAACTCGTTGCTGCCTCCTGCGAACCCGGGATATCCATCTCAAAACTGGCGCTTGAAAATGGCATTAATGCCAATCTGCTCTTTAAATGGCGCCAGCAGTGGCGCGAGGGAAAGCTGCTATTACCTTCCTCTGAGAGTCCTCAGTTACTTCCTGTGACTCTCGATGCCACCGCCGTACAACCAGAACCGCCCGCTGAGGACTCAGAGCTCAGCATCAGCTGTGAGGTAACGTTCCGGCACGGGACACTCCGCCTCAACGGCACTGTCAGCGAAAAGCTTCTGACTCTGCTGATACAGGAACTGAAGCGATGATCCCGCTACCAACAGGCACCAAAATCTGGCTGGTTGCCGGTATTACCGATATGAGAAACGGCTTCAACGGGCTGGCTGCAAAAGTGCAGACGGCGCTGAAAGACGAACCGATGTCCGGCCATGTCTTCATCTTCCGGGGCCGCAGCGGCAGTCAGGTTAAACTTCTGTGGTCCACCGGCGACGGGCTGTGCCTGCTGACCAAACGGCTGGAGCGCGGGCGCTTCGCCTGGCCGTCAGCTCGCGATGGCAAAGTGTTCCTGACCCCGGCGCAGCTGGCAATGCTGCTGGAAGGCATCGACTGGCGACAGCCGAAGCGGTTGCTGACCTCCCTGACCATGCTGTAGGCTTCTTTATCCTGGTTGTCGCAGAATAAGCCTGGTAAAATGCTGGCTTATGAATGACATCTCTTCTGACGACATCCTTCTGCTGAAACAGCGCCTTGCCGAACAGGAAGCGCTGAACCGTGCCCTGCTGGAAAAGCTGGCAGACCGGGAGCGCGAAATAGACCATCTGCAGGCGCAGCTGGATAAACTTCGCCGGATGAACTTCGGCAGCCGTTCCGAAAAAGTCTCCCGCCGTATCGCACAAATGGAAGCCGATCTGAACCGGCTTCAGAAAGAGAGCGATACGCTGACCGGTCGGGTGGATGACCCGGCAGTACAGCGCACTCTGCGTCAGACCCGCACCCGCAAACCGTTCCCCGAATCACTCCCCCGCGATGAAAAACGCCTGCGGCCAGCAGGTTCCTGCTGCCCGGAGTGTGGTGGTGCGCTGAGTTACCTGGGTGAGGATGCCGCTGAACAGCTGGAGCTGATGCGCAGCGCCTTCCGGGTGATCCGGACCGTACGGGAAAAACATGCCTGCACAAAATGTGATGCCATCGTGCAGGCCCCCGCGCCTTCGCGCCCCATTGAGCGGGGTATCGCCGGACCGGGGCTGATGGCCCGCGTGCTGACCTCAAAGTATGCAGAGCACACACCGCTGTATCGTCAGTCTGAAATATACGGTCGCCAGGGCGTGGAACTGAGCCGTTCACTGCTGTCGGGCTGGGTGGATGCATGCTGCCGGCTGCTGTCCCCGCTGGAGGAGGCGCTTCAGGACTATGTCCTGACTGACGGTAAACTCCATGCCGATGATACCCCGGTCCAGGTGCTGTTGCCGGGCAATAAGAAGACGAAGACCGGGCGGTTGTGGACGTATGTTCGTGATGACCGCAACGCCGGGTCAGCGCTGGCACCGGCGGTGTGGTTCGCCTACAGCCCCGACAGAAAAGGCATCCATCCGCAGACCCATCTTGCGGGGTTCAGCGGTGTGCTACAGGCGGATGCGTACGCCGGGTTCAACGAGCTGTACCGCGATGGCCGGATAACGGAAGCCGCCTGCTGGGCTCACGCCCGCCGTAAAATCCACGATGTGCACGTTCGCACGCCGTCAGCCCTGACGGAGGAAGCCCTGAAGCGTATCGGCGAACTGTATGCCGTGGAGGCGGAAATAAGAGGAATGCTGGCGGAACAACGGCTTGCTGAACGTCAGCGGAAAACGAAACCGCTGCTTAGTACCCTGGAAAGCTGGTTGCGTGAAAAAATGAAAACGCTGTCGCGACACTCGGAGCTGGCAAAGGCGTTCACGTACACCCTGAACCAGTGGCCGGCCCTGACGTACTATGCAGAAAACGGCTGGGCCGAAGCCGATAATAACATCGCTGAAAATGCGCTGCGGATGGTCAGTCTGGGTCGTAAAAACTGGTTGTTCTTCGGCTCAGACCACGGTGGTGAGCGGGGAGCGTTGCTGTACAGTCTGATCGGGACGTGCAAACTGAACGGCGTGGATCCAGAAAGCTACCTTCGCCATGTCCTTGACGTCATAGCTGACTGGCCGGTCAACCGGGTCAGCGAGCTGCTACCCTGGCGCATCACACTGCCAACTGAATAACTCATCCCCGTCAATACGGTTCTCGCTGTACGCTTACACTGTAACTTAGAGCGCGTTCTGCTAAAAAATCCCCTTTGGCGCTGCCGGTGGGTGACAACTTTTGACAACTCAATCTGAACGCCAGCGTCCGGGCAAACCAGAACAGCGATCTAAAAGAGACTAGAGGATGGTTGCAAAGGGGGGAGTGCTTACCCCCCTTCCCGAGTTCGTGTACCTGAAGTTTTCTAAAGCGGTAGCGGTTGACACTTTACCCCTAGTTTTCCCTAGTAAGGCATAACAAACCATAACAGGCTGACACCTGCCCTGCTTCGCATCAGGGTTAACAAAAGCTAACAGCCAAGGCTCAACAAATCTCAACGCCAGCCCTTTACACTTCTGCTCTAGCTGCTGTTCGCAGGCGTCAGGATCCGTTAGGTTGGGTTGACACTTTTCCCAGTTTCTCGCGAAAAAGTGTCAAGTTTGAGGGGCTGGGGGGTTTACAGTTTTTCGCTGTCCAGCAGGCAGAGTGACATTAAACCAGTTTTGTTCCAGTCATCCAGCGTATCGGGGTGCATTGTGGCAACGTAAGCCAGCTCAGAACGAAGAAACCGTAAAGCGCCTGCTGCACGGTCTTTGCCATAGAAGCTGTGGGTTTCTTCATCCAGCCGGAAGAGAATCAGCAATTGTTCATCGGGCTCGTGCTGAACATCAAAACCCAGCTCATCGGCTGCTGCCTCTATTCGCTGGCCAGCATTAATATCAGCCGGCAGCTCTTTCCCGCCGTCATGCCCCCATACCCACGCGGCGGCCTGCGCCCACGTCATTGCATTGTGATGATCACCAGCACCAGCACCAGCACCAGCACCAGCAGAATTTTGCTTCGCCTGTGTTGCTTCAACATCCACTTTATCGCCTGATAGCACAATCTCACCACGTGCTATCCAGCCGTAAACTGTTTGTCGGCTTACTCCCATGTGCCTGGCATAGGCTGATTTGCTCAATAACATAATTTACCGTTCCTCACTTCTGTCATTTAGCATTCTCCAGTTAAGAAAAAGCCGCCATCAGGCGGCCTGTTTCCCATCTTCATCATCTGCTTTACCCTGTCGGGAATTAATTTTTTCCATACCATCAATGTACTCGGACAGATTCGCCAGCCCGGAGACTCGAGGAGCCACATCGCGAGGGTCGTCATTGCTTCCAAATACCAGATTTGCATACCATGTGCGAACAGCGATGATTTGCTGCAGGTTGCGGTTAATGGCTTTTACCAGGTTAGAAACAGATTTGATAACGGCTCCGTTATCTGTGGCGATACGGGCAAAAGTCAGTCGCTCCAGCTGAGAATCTGTTACGCCTGAGCAAATGGCGTTACCTCGTAGCAGGGCGTCACATAAATCCGTCTGATTCCCGGCATACATTGCTACCATCAGCTTTTCTTTCGCAGCTCCATCCAGCGAGCGAAATACATTCCGTAGCTCACTATCTCGCATAAATCCGACAACATCACCCTCGGCCAACGGAGCAACTGGGGCCAGTTTGGTCTTAAGATAATTGAGAATATTTTCAGCTTGTTCGCTTATCATCGCCGTACTTCTAGTGAAAGCCGTGAGTGTGTCTCTATTTGCCGCATCTCTGGCCCGGCGGTTTTTTGCTGCTTCGTTTAAATCCGGATCATTGCGGATAACCTCTACGGCATCGGCTTCCGCCTCAGCTAACATTGCCACGGCCCGCAGATCACCAAAAATATTCGCCATCCCTTTAAAAAGAATCGCCATCTGCTCATTAGGCGCAACCACTTCAGAAACGTTATCAGTGATAGCAATGCTTCTTTGCCCAATTTTAATTTCGTAACTCACTGGCTTACCTCCATTCTGGATAGCCCAACATCAAATATTTTTCTCGCCACATCATGGATTGATGGTGCGATACCAAACCCGGATTTCTGGCGTTCCTGCTCCTGGATGGCTTTTAATGCCGCAACCTGAGCAGCGCTCAGAAGAACGGGTTTCACGTGTTCCTTTTTCATGCTTCCCCCTTGGTTATCACATGATAAAAAACGCAACAATCACAATAATCATTGCAAGTAATGAAATGATGGTAATGAAATCGAGGGGATGCACAACGTGAAATGAATGGATGCGTTTTAAAGAATTTGCCCTCAAGGTATACATGGTGTTCATAAAGGCTATAAATTACTTATAAAACATAATATTAACCTATGAACACCAGCCTACATTTTGGGATTTCAGGTCTACACGGTATACATCATTCTGTTTAATAAACGATCAGATGGTTAATGAGAGAATGAACACCATGTACACCCTGTGTATACCTGAAAACAAGGTATACATGGTTTATTTCACTGATTTATATATAAATTATTCTCTCGATGTATACCATGTATACCTTTCTCCATATTTATCTGAACTTCATTCTTTATGACCGGCTACAGGATGCGTCTGAGGTAACCAGTCTTCCGCACTCTCTGAAAGTTCAACGTTGGTCACCATGCCACGGGCTCTCCGTTCCTTACGGTACTCGTGATTAAACTCCCTCATCGCGCTTTCCATCCCCTCTGCGAATTTATTCAGCGTCAGCGGCTTGTCGAAACCGTTGGCCTCCAGGAATGCCAGGTAAGCGTGATAGAGATAAATTCGCGGATAGTGAGGCGGATTGCGGTTTCCTACCATCATTCCCGCACAATCAGCCAGCCGCTCAAGATGCGCGCAGAAGGCATAAAGCGGATCCGTTTTCTGCTTCACCTCCAGTGCTTCTTCGCTGTTCCGTTGCTCCAGCAGCAGCGCCCGCGCTTTTTCCGGGTTCGCAAAGTTCGCCAGCAGCCGACGAACCACCACCGGAATTTCAGCGGATATCTTTTCTGCCAGGTCGGGATCTTTATCCTCCTCGCTGACGCGCCGGTTAAACTGGAAAATTACGCGTCGCCGGGAAACGCCGCCGGCACGTTCGGTGAAAATCATCGGCGTGTTGTTCGTGGCCACAACCACCGCCCGCAAAACGGCGGTGTACTGGTGCTCGTGTTTCGGGTCGATCTCCACGGCATCCCCGCCGGTTATCGCTTTTATCCCGGTACCCTCTCCTGAATATTTGGGCTGATCAGGAAGCGTTATCATGCTTTTCCCGACGAACTGCGCCCGCCCGCGCGCGCTGTCGAGCGCCGCCATGTTCCCGCTGGCGGTGTTATGCGCACCGGCCAGCATCGTAGCGATATGGGTAAAGACACTTTTCCCGCTACCGCCCTCACCGGTTATCTCGAGGAACAGCTGCCAGTCGTACCGGTTCGCCAGCACCATAAAGAGCGCTGCAGCGATGCGCTGCATCTTAATTGCGTCTCTATCTGATGCGTAACTTAGCCATTTATGGAAGTTCGGCGCGTGGTCACGAAGGTTTTCGCTTGGTACCGCTGGCGTGTAGGTCACGCCGTTATGATTGGTTAGCCAGTTGTCCTGGCTGTGTTCGGAGAAAATGCCGGTTTCCATATCGTAGACGCCGTTTGCAAAGGGGATCAGGCTGCGCTGCGGCTCCCCCATTACCGGGATAACGATTTTCAGGGCGTCGATAACGTTGTTGATCGCGCGCTTGCTGAAGTTAGTTTTGTTCTCGTTGTAGATAGCCACCATTTCGCGGCTCAGCTCGAGCAAAGACGTTTTCTCCCAGATGCCGGCACGGTAGACGTACACGCCTTCGCTGTTTTCATGGATCGCAATACCGGTGTAACGCGCGGCCAGTATGAGCGCCTTTTCGTTATCAGCCAGGTCGCGAAGGTTTACATCCGTCAGCGGTTTGCCGATCACCATGCTTTGGCGAACGTCCAGGCATCAGCGCCGGCAAAGATAATTGACTCCTCCATGAGATCCGCCGGCTGCTTTTTAAGGTTTGGTGCATTCTTCATTTTCTGTTCCCTCGCTCCCTGATGATTTCCCGCATAACCCGAATTCGTTCGATGCCCTGCACCCGCATAATTCGATCGATATCTTTTTCGCCGGCGACCGGCGCGGAAGATACAAATTCAAATTCCCGCACCAGTCTTTCTGGCGTGCAAAAACATGGTGAGGAGTACCCCTCGCGGCAATATGTCACTCTGTCGAATCGGTAACTTTCGATAATTACCAGGTTGCCCCGACCGTCTTTCCATTTATCTCCCGGCCTGATTTCAGGGTGAACGCGGCCACCAGCAGTTAAGCCGGAATTTTCAATCGTCATATTTTTTTACCTCACGCCGCTGGCGGGATTACCTGATAACCAATCTTCTTCAGAAAGCGCGCGGCACTCTCCACCGTGAAAAGGATCTCGTCGTCCATAAGGGGGCGCATCGACTGCAACCCGTTCGACGTGTCCACCAGATAGCGGCCGCCGGCCGGAAAACTGAATACGGTTTTGCCATCGCTACAGCGCACCAGATTATAAATAGCGGTCATGGCCTGACCTCCCTGACTTTCACCAGATATTCCGATGCCTGACTGACCAGGCTGTGAACCGCCGCGACACGAAAGCTTTCCATTTCATCATCCGGCGCCAGGGTGTCTATCCACATATCGAGAACGGCAAGCGCCTGACGGCTGTATTCAAGCGCCTGGCCTGCGCTGGTCGTCAGCATGGCAATGGATTCGTTTTGAGTTGGCTTTGTCATGCATTCACCTCCATAGCGAGGCGTGTCTGGATAGCCGCGGCCTTGCTCCCCAGCTGGAGATAAGTTCGGGTGATTGCCGGGTTACTGTGCCCGAGCATTTCAGAGGCGACCAGCAACCCCTGTTCGCCACCGGCGGACATGAGATTAAAAGCGGCAATTTTGCGGCTGGAATAGGCGCTCAGGCGCAGACGCTTGTTTACTACGCGGGTAAACCACACCATTACGTTGTGCAGTTTCTTCCAGATTGTCTGGCGGCTCACGCTACCTTCCAGAGACTGGCAGCGGTTACTTCCAATCTGGCTGCGGGAAAATACCAGGTCGTCACCGATAAGATTGCGCTCCATGCGTTCGCGCAGTCGTTTGATGATGCCCGGCGGCAGCTGTTTGGTGTCGTGCTTCACTTCAGCCTTTGCCACCAGCTCAAACACGATCGCCTGTTCTTCTCCCGTCATGCCGGCGGCCAGTTCGTCGCAGCTCACGCTATCCCAGTGCATGTACCCAATGTGATCGCCAGCAATCCGGGCAGCGTCCTTGCGCTGCTGGCGAACAATCTCGAGCCCCTTCCGGGTCGCTCTGGCTTCCGCTGCTTTGGTCTGCTTCGCTACGATGATTGTTGCAATGCCGGTTTCCCAGTTGATGCAGGAATAACGGAAGTTGCACACGTCGCTGGTACGCCAGCCGGTAACGGTCGCAATATCCCACCAGAGTAAAACCCAGTCCGGCTGGGTCTGCTGTATGCGTTCACGCAGTTTGCGCTGCTCTTCCCGTTCGTAAACGGGGGTCATGGTGCGGGTGCCTTTCGTGGTAGTGGCTTTTACCACGTTGCCGCGCAGCTCGCGGGCTTTAGCTGTCAGGGTCTGGAGGTTAAACATGGCTACCTCCCAATTTCGCAACATCCAGTTCAAACGCGCCGCTGCTGTATTGATAAAGCGAACATTCAGAGCGAATTTTGGCGGCAAAGATAAGATCCCAGCGGGAATAAAACTCGCGGGCTTCTTGCTCACTGTCGGCAACGATGCGGATAACAACGGGAGTGCAGGTCCGGCCTTTCGGCGTACCGAGGAAAAGCCAGGTGAATTTGGGCAGATTTTGGGTTGGGGTAGTAGCCATGTGGCAGCCTCCATACAGTGGTCTAGATAACCACCACCGGAAACGCCAATTTCACTGGTGGTGGACTGAGCAGGGTTGGCGTAACCGGACTGTATGGACTCCGGCGCGGATTTCTCCGCCCCCACCCAGCCCACCATAATTTTGCTAGCAGAGCGGTTTTGAACCACAACGCGTGAAAATAGGTGAGACGGATCAACGGCACAAAAAAAGACGCTTGGCGCGTCATGTGTCGCCATACAGTCATTCAGGACGCCAATCCTGGCACCAGATTTTGCTGGTGCTTTTAAAGCATACCCTTCAGTTGAATAACAAGGCAAGGAGTTTTTAGGGTGAGCGAAGCCCTGCGCCTGACGGGCATAATTGTTCTTCATGGCATTAACCTTTTTGAATTGTTTAGTGAGCTGTCGCGACAAACTTATTCTGCGAGATCCGAAGTGCAAACTCTCGCAAATTATCTCTGCTCACGGAATCTCAGTTCGTTTGGCTGCGTGACGATTCAATGCGCTCACTAATCCATTCATCAATTTCGCTTTCAATGAAAGCGATTGCTCGAGAACCAATCTTTATGGATGAGGGGAAACGTTGCTCAGCCATGAGTCGATAGATCCAAGCCTTGCTATAGCCGGTTCTGCGCTGAACTTCAGGTAAGCGGATAAGGGATTGGGACATATATACCTCTCGAAGTCTAATGTGGTCTACGAGGTATATTTCAGCAAAAACATGCGGGGAGTTGTGGAAGTCACGGTAAATCAGTTGGAAGCAGCGCCTCCACTGAAATAGAAGTACGGCCAGAAGTTTTAGAACCTGAGGATCGTCTTTTTGGAAATCCTTACGAGCTATTTGGAAGCGTATGTGTTCAGAGCTTCATTAATTAGCATAGTCAATGCCTTATCTGTCACATCGATGCCATCGCCATGCTCCAATATGCTTCTTGAAGCACTTCTAGCAACTTCGGATTTGTTCAAATTTTTACCGCGAACATATTTGCCACCTGATTTTTCAAGCGCAATAGCCATTCCAGCGATCAGTTTTAACGCTGTATCTTTACCAGCAAACTCGCCCCACACGCTTCGTAAAGGCTGGTACTTTTCGCTAGAGCTATCTGGATCACATCCAAACCAACTATCTGTAGCTGATATTTCTTTTACAGCCCAAGGCCAAATATCATTGGAATAAAAATCAGCCCCAGTGATATCTCCGCCAGGTGAGCTAGACCATGTTCTCTTGGGATGTAGTTCTTCTGCGTTTACAGCACTCAAAATTATCCTCAAGTAACTGGAAGCAATGTTGTAGATCTCAGGAGGGAATTTAGCTTTCAACTCATCTAAGCGTGAACAACTGTACACGCCAGCCATAGCCATTGCAGCCTGCTCAGCAGTGACCACACGTTGTCGGCGAAGATGATGGGGCATGTTGAGGATGTTTTCTCGCATAAAAGCTTCCTGCTAACGATAGTCTACAGAAGTCTACTACTGTCAATTAGCACTGTCTATACATACAGTTAAGCGCTTTTCCCAAACGTTCCATTTACTACATTTTCGCCGTTTTCCAACGCCTCCATATAGTCGGCATACCACTGGAGCATTTCGCGGCGGCCATCCAGATACTGGGCGTGGTTGTATGTTCCTCGAATAGAGTTTTTGTCGACGTGTGCCAGCTGCGTTTCTATCCACGCGGTGTTGTAGCCCTGTTCGTGCAGGATGGTACTCATGGTGTGCCGGAAACCGTGCCCGGTGACTTTTCCGTTATAGCCAATCCGCTTAAAGACTTGGTTTATGCTGGCTTCACTCATTGTTTTTCGCGGATCGTTACGGCCTGGGAACACAAGCGGGTAATTGCCTGTTAGCTCTTGGATCTGACCAATAAGCGTAAGGGCTTGCCTGGACAACGGCACCACATGAGGGCGACGCATTTTCATGCGTGAGGCGGGTATTTCCCAGACCGCCTTACTGATATTGATTTCATGCCAAAATGCCCCACGCAGTTCGCCGGGACGCAATCCGGTGATAATCAGCAAACGAGCAGCCAAAACTACTAACTCGCTTCCTGAATATCCTGACAACGCATTGAAGAAATCAGGCAATTCTTTAGGTGTGAGGAAAGGAAAATGATTGGACTCGTGCCCTTGCATCGCGCTGGTGAGATCCGGGGCGGGGTTATACTCAGCTCGACCGGTGACTATTGCGTAACGGAAAACTTCCCCACAGCGCTGCCTAACTTTTCTTGCCTTTTCGGTAGCGCCGCGCCCCTCAATGCGCCGCAGCACATTCAACAGTTCAAGCGGTTTGATATCGGCTATTGGTTTTTTGCCAATGTAAGGGAACACATCCTTGTTGAAAGCCTCCAGGATGTCTGAAGCATACCCAGCAGACCATTTTTTTAGTTTGCTGCTGTGCCACTCAAGGGCAAGATCTTTGAAGGTATTGTTTAACTGAGTTTCACGGGCAATCTTCTCTTCCCGTTTCGCTTCCATAGGATCGATACCCCCAGCGATACCCCTTTTGGCTTCTTCACGTTTTGACCGAGCATCGGCCAATGTGACTTCAGGATACACGCCAAGCGCTAAAAGCTTCTCTTTACCGGCTACACGATACTTGAGCCGCCAGTATTTGCCGCCATTAGGTTTAATCAGGAGATACAAACCACCACCATCAGCCAGCTTGTAGGGCTTATCTTTAGGTTTGGCGGCGTCCACCTGCCGGGCGTTTAGTTTCACTTGGGGGTACCTCCTCTAGACCGAACAGCATATACCCCCATAAGTACCCCCAAATGACCGTAGATTTCAGGGAACTTTAGTAGACGTAGAAATACTAAAAGGGGCTGTAAAGCGCAGAGTATAAGGGGTTTCAGTGAACTTTAGTAGACTTGGGGAGACGTTAGAATGGTGCCGATAATAGGAGTCGAACCTACGACCTTCGCATTACGAATGCGCTGCTCTACCAACTGAGCTATATCGGCCCTGCAAGAGGTGTTCACGAGCGTGAATCACGAGGCAAAAGGTTAGAACTTAGCGGGCGATGCGTCAATAGCCAGTGGAATCAACTGCCTATTTTTGCATCGCCCGTTCTCATTTACGCACGAATGGTATCGTCGCCGAAACCAATCCACTTATAGGTGGTTAACGCTTCCAGCCCCATCGGGCCGCGGGCGTGCAGCTTCTGGGTGCTGACCGCCACTTCCGCGCCGAGGCCGAACTGGCCGCCGTCGGTGAAGCGCGTGGAGGCGTTCACATATACCGCGGAAGAGTCCACTTCATTGATAAAGCGGTTGGCGTTACGCAGGGTGCGGGTCAGGATGGCGTCGGAGTGCTGGGTGCCATGTTCGCGGATATGGGCGATAGCCTCGTCCATATCAGCCACCACTTTGACGTTTAGATCCAGCGACAGATACTCGTCGTCATACTGCTCCGCTTTCACCGGCTCGACCTTCGCTGGGCCGTTTTGCAGCGCGGGGAGGGCGGAAGGGGCGGCGTGCAGGGTGACGCCGCTCTCGGCCATCTGCTTGCTCAACGCCGGCAGGAAGGTATCGGCGATGTTGCGGTGCACCAGCAGCGTTTCCACGGTATTGCAGGTGCTCGGCCGCTGGGTCTTGGCGTTGACGATGATCTTCAGCGCGGGGGCGATCTCGGCGGTTTCATCCACGAAGATATGGCACACGCCAATCCCACCGGTGATCACCGGGATCGTTGACTGCTCACGGCACAGCTTGTGCAGGCCCGCGCCGCCGCGAGGGATCAGCATATCGATGTATTTATCCATCTTCAGCATTTCGCCCACCAGCGCGCGATCCGGGCTCTCGATAGCCTGTACCGCGGCGGCCGGCAGACCGCACTCCTGCAGCGCCTGCTGGATCACCTTCACCGTGGCGGCGTTGGTGCGCCAGGTCTCTTTCCCGCCGCGCAGGATCGCCGCGTTGCCGGTTTTCAGGCACAGGGAGGCGACGTCGACCGTCACGTTGGGACGCGCTTCATAAATCACGCCAATCACCCCCAGCGGGACGCGGCGACGTTCAATACGCAGACCGCTGTCCAGCAGCCCGCCGTCGATCACCTGGCCGACCGGATCGGCCAGATTGCACACCTGGCGCACATCGCTGGCGATGCCGCTCAGACGCGCCGGGGTCAGCGCGAGGCGATCGAGCATCGCTTCACTCAGGCCATTGGCGCGAGCTTCGGCTAAATCTTCCGCGTTGGCGCGCAGAATATCGTCGGTCTGCGCTTCCAGATAATCGGCGATCTTTTCCAGTACCTGATTCTTTTCCCGGCTGGAGAGTAACGCCAGCTGCCAGGAGGCCGCTTTGGCGGCAATGCCCATTTGTTCCAGCAT